GGCGAGGCAACTACTCAAGACTTAAAGGCAGCCTGCGATTGGTTAAAAGCTAATGATATTAGCGGTGTTGCTTACGACGGAAACCCTCTGTCAAAACTAGCAAAAGTTATGCCAACTGTTGATCCAGAATTAGTACAGGCAAAGCTCTATGGCAAGCACCAGTGAATACTATAAATCCAACCCAAAAGCTAGAGCAACAAGACTCAAGCAACAAAAAAAATACAACAAAACTAAAAGAGGCTTAGCCTTACGTGTAAATGCAAATCGACTTAATAGACAACTTGGTACCTACGGAAATGGTGATGGGAAAGACGCTGCTCACTATAAGGGGAGTACTACCAAGGGCAGACTCCAGAGTCCATCCGAAAACAGAAAAAGCCGACTTAAAATACGTACAGCATGACCCCTCTACTACCTAGTCCAAAACATTACTTACACAACTTAATAACCATGACAAGTTCAGATTCTAAAAGGCTCTGGAGAAGAGCTGTTAAAGAGCACTTCAATTGTACATGTGTTTATTGCGGAAAAACTTATGAATTTAAAGAACTTACACTCGATCACGTCAAGCCTCGCAGCAAGGGCGGTCAAGATCTCACAACGAATGTTGTATGCGCGTGCAGAAAATGTAATGCATGGATGCGAAAGGCATTTGGATTCCAGCCACTTAGAGAACTAATTATTCATCAACACATTATTAAAGGAACTTAAAACCATGGCAAGAAGAGGATCAGGTCTTCATTTAACTAAAGAAGGTAGAAAAAAACTTAATTTTACCGATAAGTTAAAAATTAAACAAGACAAAAAAACATACCAGCAGAATCAAAACAAACAAAGAAAGAACGAATCAAAAACAGATTCTGGTACTTCTGGAAAGAAACTTTCTGGTAAAGAAAGAGCACAGGCAATGGCAAAGAAAAGGATTGCTGCTAAAAAAGCAGGAACTTATAAAAAGCCTAAGACTGCACAACAGTTAGCGAAAGAAAGACTCGCAAAGAAAAAGAAGAAGTAAAAACTAATGGCGATAGATACAATAATCGCTAGGGCTCTTGGCGGAGGTAAACTTGCTAAGACTCAATACGTAAAGTCTGCACTTAGCAAACAAGGTATGCGTAAGAATTTAAAAGCTTACGGGTATAGAGCACGTGAACTAAATCCTGAGATTACACCCAAACAAATAACTCAAAATTATGATGCAGAGTTTGGGAAAGGGGCACGTACTTGGCAAGGTGAAGAGCAAATGTTTGTTAGTGGGGGTTCTACTCCTACTAAACAGACTGACATTTCTTTAGAAGGTCAAAGACCATTACAACTACAAGATCAGTCAAAAAATGCAGCACGAAAACGTGCAAATCAGGCAAATAGAAATAAAGTAGGATTTTCTTCTCCGGCAGCAAGAGAAAACTACGCAAGACTACAAGCTATAGTTAGAAACGAAAATGAAGCAACAAAAGCTGCTGGTGGAAATTTTGTAGCAAGTATTGAACATGATATAGCTATTATGGGTGGTAAGCAATGGTGGAAGAAAAATGGACCTTATGCTAACGACAATGCAAATCTATTTATAGCTAGAGATCATTACGCTAGAGAATATAAAAACAATTTTGAATATTGGTTCTATAACTGGATTAGAAAAAGAGGCAACAATGTTGTTGTAAAAACAGATAGATCAAATATGAAAGATTTAATTTTAGTAGAAGTTTCTACAGGAAAAGAACTAGGTGTTGTACCAATGCCAAAAGGATACACATCAGGCGTTGGGAGCGACCTCAAGAAGCTTACTGAGCAACTTATTAACCAATCTACATGACAGACGTTTTAACGTCCTTACAGGGCGATTTCAAGCTGTTTCTGCAAGCACTGTGGGACCAGCTTGACTTGCCTTCACCCACGAGGGCACAATACGCCATTGCAGACTACTTACAACACGGACCAAAGCGTTTACAAATCCAAGCCTTCCGAGGAGTCGGAAAAAGTTGGATTACTGGAGCGTTTGTGTTGTGGACACTCTTCAATGACCCAGAAAAGAAGATAATGATAATATCAGCTTCTAAGGAAAGAGCTGACAACATGAGTATCTTTTTACAAAAACTTATTATTGAAACACCATGGCTAAGTCACCTACAACCAAAGAGCGACGACGCGAGATGGTCAAGAATTTCCTTCGACGTTCTATGTTCACCTCATCAGGCACCGTCAGTCAAAAGTGTTGGTATTACTGGTCAGTTAACGGGAAGCAGAGCAGACTTAATGATTCTGGACGACATAGAAGTTCCCGGAAACAGCATGACGGAGTTGATGCGTGAAAAACTTCTTCAACTCTGCACCGAAGCAGAATCAATCCTTACGCCGAAAGACGATAGCCGTATTATGTATCTCGGGACTCCTCAGACTACTTTTACTATTTATCGTAAGCTGGCAAGCAGGAATTACAAACCGTTTATTTGGACCGCAAGATACCCAAGAAATAATACCCCTTACGAAGGACTTATAGCTCCACAGCTACAGGCTGACATTGACAACGGAGCTGATCCGTGGACACCTACAGACGATAGATTTTCAGATGATGACCTCGTTGAAAGAGAAGCGTCCATGGGACGTAGCAACTTCATGTTGCAATTTATGCTGGACACAAGCTTGTCAGACGCTGAGAAGTTTCCTCTCAAAATGGCTGACCTTATTGTTACTAGCGTCAATCCTACTAAGGCACCCGACAACATCGTATGGTGCTCAGATCCAAGAAACTGTCTTAAGGACTTACCCACAGTGGGCTTACCCGGTGATTACTTCTATTCGCCGATGCAACAACAAGGTGAGTGGACTGACTACCAAGAAACAATCTGCTCCGTCGATCCCTCCGGTAGAGGATCAGACGAAACAGCAGCCTGCTATATCTCCCAGAAGAACGGCTTTCTATACGTACATGAGATGCGTGCCTACAGAGACGGGTATTCAGATGCGACCCTGCTCGATATTTTAAAAGGATGTAAGAAATACAACGTAAATACACTCGTTATAGAATCTAACTTTGGTGACGGTATTGTAGCTGAGCTATTTAAAAAACACCTACAACAAACAAAACAAAGAATACTTGTAGAAGAAGTAAGAGCTAATGTCAGAAAAGAAGATCGTATTATTGATACCCTTGAGCCTGTTCTTAATCAACATCGTCTCATTGTCAATCGCTCTCTCATCGAATGGGATTACAACTCCAATAGAGAAGCTCCTCCAGAAGAAAGACTGCTTTACATGCTCTTCTACCAGATGAGTCGTATATGTAGACAGAAATATGCTGTCAAACATGACGATAGGTTAGACGCGTTAGCGCAGGGAGTGAAATACTACATAGATGCTCTGTCTATTTCAGCACAGGCACAGATCAAGTTAAAGAAAGAAGAAGAATGGTTAGATATGCTCGAACAGTTTACTGATGACCCTCAAGCTGCTACTAATCACCTTGTTCTAGGACTGGATTTAGACCAGCGTAAAGAGGCAAGGGGTAACGCAGGTAAAAAGTCATACAACAACTGGGTTTAAGACCGATGGCGGGCTAATAGGGGAGAGAAGGGTGGACTCTCCCTCACTAAATACATCCACTGTTAGCCGGATATCCTTTTTGATATCACTTCTAACTACTACCACTAACTTAACTATGAACTGTTATGTATGTAATACACCTCTTATATGGGGTGGAGACGAAAGCCTAGAGCAAGAAGAAGAAGAGTATGAATATAAGTTACGTACAAATTTAAGTTGCAACAACTGCGATTCACTTGTTTTTGTGTACCATGGAAAATAAATTAAAAATAAATCACTTTAAAGAGTTATACAAGAGTCTGAAGACTCCTTTCCCACCCCTTAACTTCCTAATACTAGGCATGTTGATTGGATTAGAACAAAGATGGATAAACCTAAAGGCAGAACAAACCGTAGACATGGCTATAGACGAATACCACGAAAAAATGGACGAGTTGTCAGAGCCAGTGTACAAAGCTGTTATAGAAGAAACAGAGGATGGGGGTTTTACTATAGGATATTTCCCGGAGGAAGACGATGAATCATAATATAATATTTGACATAGCATTTTGGACTTTATTAACTTTATACTTTCTTAAACTAACAGGAGTTTTAAAATGAAGCTGTTCTTAGATTCAGCAATTATTAAAGATATAAACGACAGATTAGACTCTGGCATTATATCAGGCGTTACCACCAACCCTACGCTGATAAAGAAGAGTGGTAGAGAACCAGATGACGTTTACGCCGATCTAATACAAGATTTAGGTGTTAAAGATGTGTCAATAGAGGTAAACGGACAGTTTGCCGACAAATTGATAGAGAATGGAATAAAATATGGTAAGTTATGGGTAGATAAAGCTACTATCAAGCTACCCTGCACACCGGAGGGTATAAAGGCTTGTAAGATGCTTAGTTACATGGGCATACGTACTAACATGACGTTAGTGTTTAGCGTGTCACAGGCGATTCTATGTGCGTTAGCTGGTGCTTCGTACGTGTCACCCTTTGTTGGACGTTTAGACGACAACGGACACGATGGTATTGCATTAATACGTGAGATAGCTAAAGTATTTTGTCATAACAGATCGGATACAAAAATACTAGCTGCCAGCATACGTGATGCTGCTACAGTTGGTAAAGCATTTCAAGCAGGAGCACATATTTGTACCATACCACCAAAGGTATATGACGATATGTATAAGCATGTGTTAACAGATAAAGGTTTATTTCAATTCTTAGCTGATAGCGGACAGGCATAATTTTTGACACAAATTTCTCAGGTGTATTATATATAGTCGACGCCGGCAGGATCCCCCATAGGGGGGTCGCCCCGTTACCGCAGGCACGCGCACGCGTTAATTGATCGCGCATATGTGTCCAACGCGAGTCCAGCTCGCTTCGCTCGCACCACC